TCATTCTGCCGCAGTCGGCGGACGCGCGGACAAAGCCCTTACTTTCCGCCAGTCCAATCCTGAGAATAGCGCTTCAAACTGGGCGTGGTTCAGCGCCATCAAGCCATCTTTGATGGCGGGCCAGGTGAAGATATGCTCCTCCAGCCTCTTGTAAGCCATGACCAGCCCGGTGCCGTCCCAATACAACAGCTTCAGCCGATCTTCCCGTTTCGAGCGGAAAACAAATACGGTCCCCGTGAAGGGGTCTTTGCGTAACTCGTTTTTGACAAGCGCTGCCAGACCGTCATGACCTTTGCGGAAGTCTACCGGCTTGGTCGCCACAACGATCCGCACCCGGTTTGAAGGGAACATCATGAGGGCGCATTCAAGGCGCGAGCAATCTCGGCAATGCGCGCCGCTGATGTTCTTGCATCCAATCGCACGGTGACAGCACCACAGATCAGATCCAACGGCGACAGCTGCGCAGGTTCAGGTGCCACATCGACATCCTCGCGCACAACCAGCGCTGCAAAGCTCGGTTCTTCAGCCAAGGCAGGCAGAACCAGCTTGCCCTCCCGCGCCATCCGCCGCCATTCCGACAAATGATTGGCCCGCATGTCATACCGCCGAGCAACTGCGTCCACCGAGGCACCCTCCACCAGCGTCTCGGCCACAATTTGCGCCTTCACCGCATCCGGCCACCGGCGGTGACCACGCGGGCCCACAACCAAATCAATGTTACTGAGAAGCTCCGTTGAGCGCTCCATGGAGAAACTCCCTGATAATCCATCCGTAAGGGCTGAATCTCAGATCAGGGGCTTACAAGGAAGGTGGGGTCGGTGCATCGCTTACGCTAAAGTCGGGTTCGAACCTTATTTGACATAAGCTGCGCTCTGGACGAACGTCTGCAGTGTACTCGAATTTTGGACCGTGAGAAAGTTGCGACCTATCCTACTGAGCATACCACTGCATTTTTTGGCGTTGGTTCGGGCCAGTGTGGGCGAATTAGTAGTATTGGAACCGACTTCCACGATTAAAACGCTTAGGAATTTACATTGGATAATTCAGATAAGATCCCTTCGCCCATTATAGGTATGTTGGGCGAAATTATGAGTGAAACTCATACTCATGCAGAGATTGATCGGCTTTTTGCCTATGCTGATGCACCAGATGAAAAGCCCGAGGGTAACAAAGTTCAAAAGACCGTCGACTGGTTGAGGTTAACCAATAAACGTAGTCGTAGACCCTTAAGTGTACTGGGTGCTCTTTTGGAAGACTTTTTAGAGCGCGACCCTTTGGCGCGCAACTATTGCCAGGATGAGGCTTGGTCTAAAACGTTAGCCCATAATCAAACAAAAATTCGTGCTGCTCTGACGAAGGCTGGGCTATCATATCGGACCGGTGGACACATTATTTCTGCATCTGCCTCACCTGTGACATCCTTGCAGGATAGAGTCAATAATGGCGGGCTTGAAGCAATAGGAATCGAGATGGATCGAGCGCTAAAGATGGTCAATGACGATCCGAATGCGGCAGTACATTATGCAGGGAATATTCTTGAAGCCAGTTTGAAAGCATACCTACAAAACAAGTCAATTCCGTTCAATGACGAAACGGCGACGCTATCTGATTTGTGGCCACTGGTTAGGAGCGACATTGGCCTAAACCCGAAAGACCTAGAAAATAAAGACCTAAAGAAAATTGCATCAGGACTGAATAGTATTGTGGACGGAACAATGTACCTTCGGAACAAGAAAAGCGGAGCGCATGGACGCACCGAAGAGCAGACTAGAAAAATTGCTTTACGACCGCGCCATGCGCGTTTGGTAGTACATTCAGCGCACACTCTCTCAATGTACGTCCTCGAATGTTTGGCAGGATAGGATATTCTTGGTGCCGCTTAACTCGCTCCACGTCCTGCCGGCCTAGAAGCAGCGACTGATGTCGTTGCGAATAATGTTCTATTCGTCCGTGTAGAAGGCCTCGGCGCAAAACGCAGCGATGGTCCCGTTTTCGCTTTTGCATTTCTATACGGTGCTATGTAGCGAGAATGAATGCGGTATAGATCAGTCAAATCCCAATATTATTTGGCTGCAACGTACTTGGTCCGCTGCCGGTAATAGAAAACCTATCCAGCGCATTCCTTAAATCACTGGTCAGAACATGCGCATAGCGGCTGGTAGTCTCGATATTCGTATGCCCCAGCAGCTTCGACACCAAGCTGATGTTCTGTGTCTTGCGCAACATCCTGGTCGCGAAGGTGTGGCGCAGATCGTGAAACCGGAAGTTTTCGACCCCGGCATCCAATAGCGCTTTACGCCAGACAGTGCCGAACACACCACCGCTTGCGACAATCTGGATGCGCTCGGCCGAGTGGCCGTCGACCCGGGTGAACACATAGCGCCGGCTTTCCATCACGTTCGACTTGGGTAGGGCGGACAACAGCGCCGCTAACTCGCCATTGATCGGGAAGATCATCAGCTCGTCGCCTTTAAGCCGGAAGCTAATCTCACGGTTGGGCATGTCGACGTCGCGCCAGAGCAAGCCGGTGATCGTGCTGATCCGCGCGCCGGTCATGAGCGCGAAGGCAACAATCGGGTGAAACTCTTGGGGCAGGGCGGCGAATAGCCTGGTCTGTTCGTCTGTGGTCAGCTCACGCACGCGTTCCCTCGGTTCTTTAGTCTCCGCGGCTTTCAGATCGATGTCGGGTATTTCGGTTTTGTAGATCTTGCCCATATGCCGGAGCGCGCGGCCTAGCATCTGCAGGTGACGGTTCACTGTGCTGTTGGCGCAGGTTGCACGGTGCTTGGCGGCGTACTGGGTGATGTCGGCATCAGTTAGCTTGGAGATCCGCTTCTTGCCGTCCATGTAGGAGAGGATCACACGCGCCTGGCTCTTTGTGGTGCCCTCTGAGGGGCGTCCGGCGATCTTATCGTTGATGTAGGTGCCGAGCGCTTCAGATAGCGTGTAATCGGAGCCTCTGGCGGCATTGCGCTTGGCATTAGCCCGGATATCTGCCTCTACCGCTTTCGCGGCTTCGAAGTCCTCCGTCCCGCAAGATCCTCGAAAGCGATGACCCCCGACGACGATGTCGTATTGATAGACGCGGGTTTTCTTGGTTCGGAATGGCATTGTGTCTGGGCCTCGATGTAATCCTGCAAGTCGTCAGCGCGGTACCGGATCGCACCTCTGGCGACCTTCACATACTTTAGCCCGCGACGGCGGCATTCTTGCAAGGTCTTTGTGCAGATCCCCAGAACGTCTGCAGCGTCTGTCGGTTTAAGCAGGGGCTGGGTCATCTTGTCCTCGTTGTCGCGATCTTTTCCGTAGTAAGGTTGGAAGGAGCGGTTGGGGGTGGTCTATCGTTGTTCGGCGATCCGCCCTGACCAAGCGTCGAACTCGGTACGCAAGGCTGCGAACTGGGCTTGAGCGGGCTTGCTGGTATTCAGAACGGTCCTGCTGGTGATCTGGCACACCCCGCGAAGATATTCACCGGCTGCGCTTGCGTTGAACTGGTGATTGGGTAAGCCCGAGCGGACCGCAGCAAAGTGCTGGAATTTCGGATCATTGCAGAGGATCCCCGCCTGCTGAGCGGGCTGCATATCGGACAGGCGCTGACGTGCGGCGGCGCTCATAGGATCGACGCCAGAACTGAACTCATCACTGCGGCGATACCGCAAAAGATCGCGATGATGGCTATGGTTACCGCGGCCACGATGGCGAACGCTGCGCCTGGTATGGGGGCTGCGTCGTCTGGGCGCATCAGCCAGCATTTGGCACTGGGCCCGCAGGCGCAGTCTGGCCAGTAGTGGCAGGCCTTGTTTTGCTCAGGCAAACGAGTGTTGTCGCCCATATCATCTATGTCCATCACGTCGCCTTTCAATTTTAGGAAGGAACCGGCGGACGGGTATTGCCCGCCGGCTAAGGTGCGGCGCTAGAGGAGATGCGCCGTTGCAGGAAGTTGTGTCAGCTGATGCCGAAGGGCATGCGCTGGAATGAGTGGGCTTTCACACAGTCGCGTTCGGCAATTGCGTTCGCGATCTCTTCGCTGTGATTGCGCGGGGTGCCATAGGGCGGATGGACGGTGATGAAGCCATCATCCTCGACCGCGTCATTGCCAGCGTTCACCAGCGCAACCGTGGCGGCGATGCGCCAATTCCGGATGGCGGTCAGTTCGGACACGCCGTTGGCCGTGATGCCGTGCAGGCTGATCTCGAACAGGCAGGGTTGATCGTCGCGCCGCGGGGCATAGGTGCCGCCGTTCTCGATCACCTCGTTCATGAACGCGTCCTTCAGCGTCTCGGTGTCACCGGCGTCGATCTTGTCGACGCCGGTGACAAAGGCTGCGAGGCGGTCGTTCATCATGCGGCACTCGGGGGCAGGTCATAGCCCTTGTCATGGGCGATCTGGCGGACCTTGCCACTGATGCGGGCCGCGCGGGCGGCAGCGATGCTGGGGCATTCGGGGCCGATTACATAGGCGGGCGGGCCGATGTGGTCGTGATCGACGGTCTGCCCGCGTGCGTTCTTGAGCCGTTCCCAGTTGATCGCCAGCACCGCTGGCACCCGTGCGAAGTGCTGCGGGTGGGCGACGACGTGTCTTGCTTTGTCGAGGGGTGTGGTCATGTCAGCCTCCTTTGAATGAGGCTATCGGTAATAGAACAAAATACCTATGTCAACAAATATAGAACTAAATACCTATGCGGGTAGAGATAATTAACGTAGAGATCAGAGTGTCGCCGCTGAGTTTCAGCCGAGTCTTCAGTTCTAGAGCATCAAAGTGTCGGGGCTGGGCTCTAACGACATAGGAGAATCGAGGAAAATATGGTGCAGTCAAAGAATGAAGAAGGTGTGGGGATATCTAGGCGCATTGAGCGTACTGATCACGATTGTGAGTGGAATCGGTATGGGTGATGATATAGCCGCTTGGATTAAGCTGGTTGGAAGATGGACATCATCGTTTCAACAACCCTTAGCCGAGATTCTTTTGACTCTATGGAGCGTGGTTTTTGTAGCGTCTTTGCTGATCACGTCTTATATTGTATTCCGCATCGTTTGGCAGATTGCCGCGTTGGGAATTGCACAGGTTCCGATTTGGCTCTCATGGTTCAAGCAGAGGTTTCTTATGGCTGAAATGATTGATAAAAAAGACGCACTTAGCATTGTGCAGAGTTCGGATTTTTACCGCTCCAAGATGCCTGACGCCACCGGGCGAGCCCATAGTCACTTCAACGCTCTCGCTGGTATTTCCTTCACCGGGCCGTCCGAGCGTGAGCTTATGATGCAGCGTCAATTCTTAAGGCAGATTTTAGGGGAGTTTGAGGTGCAACGTCCAAATGGCGTCGAGGGTGCGCGATACAATCGAAACGAACTTAATATCTGGCTGGATAGCATCTTTGACAAAGAGGTAGAGAACAAATTTGGGCCAATCCCAAAAGTTTAGGTCTTTTCCGTTACTTGACTAGTTTAAGTTTCAATTTGTAGAGCAGCTGGTACCCTAGTTTTCTGGAAGTTGATCGATTGATTTAGTAGGGTGTTCCTGTAATGTTCTCGCAGTGCGGGGGTGTTATGTCAGATAAATCCATCATCAATCTTCTGGTCCTTCTGTTGGAGGCAGACTGCCCGACGCATCAACAAGCCCTTTTGCATAGCTTAGAAGCTGTCGGCGCAGGTGATCGGGTAGCGCAAGTGTTAGGCGTACAATCTCTTTCTCTTCTGGCGTCTGAGCCTCGGACATGAATTCTTCGAGGGTCGTCCCTAAGGCGGCGCAGATTTTGCGGGCGTTTTCAACCCTGGGCGTCCTATTCGGCTTCGAAAAATATTGACGGATTGCACTGTCAGAGAGCCCAGCTTTTTTTGCGAGTCCAGCCTCGGTCAACGCCGGATCTTCGTCGATCCGGCGCCGCAAACGTTTCAGGAATGGGTCAGTGATGCCAAGATCAGTCATTCCTTATTTATGCCGATAATGGGAATCCCGCTCCATAGGTACAAAGTTCTTGACTTAAGTAGAACTAAATACCTACATCGGGTGCTATGGAACAATTCATGGCAGAAGTTCGGGCCTATGCGGCTGCGATAGGTGTTCTCCCCACCACGATCATCCAGCGTGCAGACGCAGGGAACGGATCGACCTGGGCAAAGTGGGAAGCGGGCGGGACCGCAACGCATCGCACGACAGACAAAGTGCGCAGCTACATGGCCGCACATCCAATCCCAGAAAATCAAGAGGACGCAGCATGACCGCCGCGCCCTCTCTCTGCCTTTCCAATGTTGATGATGTTGCTCTCTCACACCCAGAAACATGTGATCGGAATGTAGGTATGTCTCCAAGAAAGTTTTCCCAAAGAAATAAAGTGCTCTCGTATCGGCAACAGTTTGCGGGCAGGTGGTCTGATTTCATCCGGACAAATTTCGAAAGCCCTGAGCACGCGGCCATGATTTTTGGGGTCGATGGGTCGACCGCCAAAAAGTGGTGGGCCGGTAGCCATGCACCTTCCGGGTTCGCCGTGGGCTACGCATACGAGCATTTCCGCGATCAGGCGCTCTGCACGCTGAAAGCCGCGGCATGAGGCGATTTTTAAGATGGGTCATCATTAGGGAAATCATCGTCGCCAACCACCTTGGGGCGGTTGGTGACTGGTGGGCAGCGTCAGCTGCCCGTCGACTAGGAAAACTTTCTGCAAACTCTCAGGGGAATGACAGATGACACCACGTGGCCATGCTATAGCATTTCGAATTTGGCAGTACTGTCAGCCCCGCGGATGGGACTGCACAATGTCTGAGGTTTCTGCGGCATTAGAAGTCCCGGTGGCATCAATAAGGGCCGTTATTAAGCTGAAGAATTGGGGAGGTCGGCTGCGCGTGACCAAGACGCACTACCGTGGTGCTGGCGGGAACGACTATGCGCTCAGCGCGGATGCTGTGCTGAACGGTTCCGGTAACCAACCAGCGCTAGCAGATCTTACGGGTATCGCACTGTGATTACGGTAGCAACTAGCCAGGTAGATTTCGCTGATGATCGTAGTCCAAGGCTGTCGAAGTCGCAGTCGGGTCACCGGTGATGGCACTTTCTGATGCAAATGGAAAATTCGCTTTAGTCGATACTTCAGAGATCGAGGAATACCCTCTTACGCGTGATGACCGGCTGAATAGTCACTTCTTCATGGTGTGGGAACGTCGGCGCTGGCTGAACTCTGACATGCGGTTGAAGGGGCGGGCAGAGTGCCGCGCGCTCTACTTCGACCTGATCAACATCGCCTGTGACCAATCGCCGGTCGGTACGATCCCGAACGATATGGAGGTTCTGGCCAAGCTGCTGATGATTTCGGAATCCGAGTTCAAGACGCTGTGCCAGCTTGAATATGGGCCGCTGCATAAATGGCGACCGTGTCGCTGCGGGGACGAGGTGCGGCTGATGCATCCTGTTGTCCTAGACATGCTGATCGAGGCCGTGTCGCGCAAAGAGGATAACCGGGCGAAGATGGAAGCGGCTAATACGGTCAAACGCGTCCAACGCCTGCGATCGACAGTGGCGGGGCTGCAGACTGAGTTGAGCAAGAACGACGCTGCTGTGAAGTGGATGGACGAATGGCTGCTCAAGCAGAGCGTCGGCTATCGCAACACGAGCTGGGTGGAGCAGGCGATGATGGCATGGGCCGATCATCGGATGGACCTTGGCCGCGCGCCGCGCCGGGGGACGATGTAATGGGCGGCTTGAACTGTCCAGTGGACACTCTGCGGACAATGACAGGACAGTTCGAGGACAGTCTTGAGAGATTGTCTATTTAAAACAAACGTTTCGCTACTCTGTCCTCAAGTGTCCTACACGACAGGGACATAGACAGAGACAAAACAGTGAAACAGGCGCTGTCCCAAAAGATCAGGGGTTTGTGGCAGCTGATAGGTGGTTAGGCTGAGAAAAGGGGTACGGCATGGAAGAGGCGACAGAGACCAAACGCGACCGGGTGCGCAGGCTGCTGATTGATCCGTTGAAAGCTGACGGGTTCCGGTTTGCCAAAAATGTGACGGCGGAGGATGCGAAGACCCGACTAGATCGGTTGGCTGATGATCTGGCCTATTTGAAGGATGAGGGATTGATCGCGCTGCGTGTCTCGCTCCGGACAAAGGGCGAGGGGGCTGCCCGATGTTTCTGGCCAGCGCCCGCGACGGTGCTTGGACTTGCGGAAAGCTTTCAGCGTCGGCCACTGGATGAGTTGCCCGCATTGCTGCGCTGGTTCGCGTCAGCGGCGGGTCCTGCGGCTGTGCTAGGGGACCGGCTCGTCGCGGAGTATTGGTTCTGGACCATGCATAAGCGACCCCCAGTAAAGCCGATGGACAAAAAGATGGTGGCGGACAAGGCTGGGGAATGGCGGCGACGAGTTGAGCTTGCGAAAGATCGGATCGCACGTGGCCACACCATGCCAGCGGATGAGACGCAATGGCTGGACTGGTACCAGGGTAAGGTGGCCTATGTCGAAGGTCTGGTCGGGAATCAGGCCGGTGTGTCGGAGGATGCTGCATGATGGCGCGGAGGTTCGTGCAGTCAGGTCGGCAGAGCAGTAAAAGCATGACGGCGCAGATGGTGCGTGACGCAAACGGTCGCATGCGACGGCAGATCAATATCCAATCGCTGCTGGAATGGGCTTTCGCTGATGAATGCGCGTCGATTGATTTTGAGGATGAGGGAACGTTGGCGATTGGGTACGGCTCAATCGGCAACGCATACTTGATGGAGCAGCGTGGTAGGCTGGGCTGCCGGATCGATGGTGGAGGCCGGTCACTTCCTGATCCTGATGCCGACATTGTCGCGGCTGCCGTGGCAGTGCTGCCAGAAGGCTGTGGTGGTCGACGCATGGCTGTGCAAATCGCAGAGCTAGCGCGTGCACGGGCAATGCCTGATGCATTCGTAGGGGTACAGCCTCGCTGTGAGCCCAAAGGCTGGCGCATCAATCAAAATGGTAAACGCGCAGAAACTGAAAGCCTGGGTATCGAGATTGATACCTCTGGTCGCAAAGCTCGGCGCCATAACGTGTTGATCTGCCCTGTCGTCTATCGGCCTGATAATGCGCAAATAGCCGCGGCAAGACGTAATTATTTACAATGGTGGTCTGCGTTAACTGAATTGCGCATCACATTTGAAATACACACAAATCTCTCACGTTGGCGGGTGGATAGCCGCATGCCACCGATGACGCCATGGAAGAAAGTGCTTGCCGAATAAATCCGCTCCCCCTAGACATCATGCCAACAACACTTCTGCGCCCGGACGGTAAACCCGCTCCGGGCGCTTTGCGTTCTGGCAGATGAGAGGTAATCGTTATGCCTCGACTTAAGACAGTGCCGGGCCGCTTAGCGGCACCGGCAATGCGCCTCGGCGCGGTTGCGGCCAGCCCTAAAGAACAAGATCGAGCGCGCGATCAGCTAAAGCCTTGGCGCGCTTGGTACAGCCTCAAGCGTTGGAAGGATCTACGGCGAAAGATCCTGGCACGCGATGCCTACACTTGCACGCAAACCGGCGTTGCTTTGGTGGGCAAGGCACCAGCCCCAAACAGCCCCGTTGTTGACCACATTCGCGAACACAACGGCGATCCCTTCCTGTTTTGGGATGAAGATAACCTGCAGGCGGTAAGCAAGCAGTACCACGACACCGAAAAGCAGCGCATCGAGCGTGCCCGGCACGGCTGACCTCTCCGCTCTCACGTATTGGGGGGGTGGGTCAAAAGTCAGAAAAGCCCGGCACGCCACACCTGTTATGCCCTAACGCGGAGAATTTTTTTCCCATGGCTGATGAATTTCCGCCCCAAGGGGCATCTGTTGACCTGTTCGGGAATGAGATCTTGCCGATGCGCGATCGCCGCGGTCGGCCAAGTTTCAAAAAAACTAAAGAAAATCAGGACTTTGTAGCGGTTCGGGCCGCTGCAGGGTGGAACCAAGACTTGATTGCAGAGGCGCTCGGCTGTGATCCTAAGACTTTACGCAAGAATTTTTCCCGCGAGCTGTCGCAAGGGGCTCTGCTGATCGACGGCCTATGCCTCGACGTGTTGCTGCGCGGCGCGCGTGAAGGTCACACGCCTTCGGTCAAAGCGCTGCAGGCGCGGCTCGATCGCGTCTCGGCCGGCGCGCCGCGCGCGGCTGGAAAGGAAAAACCCGAGCAGCCGGCGAAAGCTGAAAAGCTCGGCGTCAAAGAAAAGCGCTTGAATGATGCGACCAAGCCGCAGGCCGATTATGGATCGCTCTATGATCGGATCCCGCGACAGTGAGCGATCTTTCCTGGGCCGCGTGCCCTGACTGGTGGGAAAAACTACAAGCCGGCGCAACGCCGATCCCCGCGCTAGATCTCGATGAAAATCTCGCCGAGATTGCCGTTGCCTTGTTCGACAAGCTAGTTGTGCCGGATATTCCAGGCCAGCCGACAATGGGCGAGGCGGCCGAGGAATGGACCCGCGACATCGTGCGCGCGGCCTTCGGTTCGGTCAATTCGGATGGGGCGCGCCTGGTCGGCGAGATCTTTACGCTGGTGCCCAAGAAAAACACCAAGACGACGCTCGCGGCGTGCATCGGCTTGATCGCAATGCAGATGAACACGACGCCCAACATTCGCGGGATCATTGTCGGGCCAACCCAATCCGTCGCCGACACTTGCTTTGCCCAAATGCAGGGCATGATCGAGGCCGACGACTGGCTTTCAAAGCGCTTCAAAGTTGACGAGCATAAAAAGACGATCACCGATCACTATCCGGATCCCAAGACGGGCCGGCCGCTCAACGCAAAATGCAAGGTCACCAGCTTTGACCCTGCAGTGACCACCGGGGGGATCCCGGCTTTTGCAATCCTCGACGAGCTGCACCTGATGGCCGAGCGGCATTTTGCGGCGCGGGTGATCGGTCAGATCCGAGGCGGGATGATCACAAACGCGCGTAGCTTGCTGGTGATCATCACGACGCAAAGCGAAATCCCGCCCCAGGGGATTTTTAAAAGCGAGCTCGAATATGCGCGCAAGGTGCGCGACGGCAAGATTGTCGAAGATGTCCGTATGCTGCCGGTGCTCTATGAGTTTCCGCAAGAAATGCAGGGCGACGAAAAGCAGCCTTGGAAAGATCCGGCAACCTGGGGCGCGGTGCTGCCAAATCTCGGCCGGTCGATCACGATCGAGCGCCTGATCCCCGAGTTTCGCAAGGCGGCCGACACCAGCGCCGAGGAGCTGGCACGGTGGGCAAGCCAGCACTTAAACATCGAGATCGGCCTCGGGCATCACACCGGCGGCTGGGTCGGTCAAACCTACTGGCCGAAAGCCGCAGATCCGGAGCTGAGTTTAGAGGCGCTTCTCGAAAGCTCGGAAGTTGCGACGATCGGGATCGACGGCGGCGGCATGGACGATTTGCTCGGCCTCGCGGTTCTCGGCCGGCACCGGGAAACAAAGCGTTGGCAACTTTGGGTCGCGGCATGGGCGCATGACATCGTGCTCGAGCGGCGCAAAAACATTGCGGCGCGGCTGCAGGATCTCGAGCGCGACGACGCGCTCACGATTTGCACGCATCCGACGCAGGATGTCGATCAGCTTGTCGATATCGTTTTGCGGGTTCACAGCGCCGGCATCTTGCCCGAGCGCGGCGGCATCGGCCTCGATCCCGAGGGTGTTGCGGCGATCGTGGATGCGCTGCAGGGCGCGGGCATTCCGCACGATACGCTCGCCAGCGTCACGCAAGGCTACAAGCTAAACGGTGCGATCAAGGGCACCGAACGCAAACTATTTGACGGATCCCTGCGCCATTGCGGCCAGCCCTTGCTGGGCTGGTGCGTTGGCAATGCCAGGACCGAGGCAAGGGGAAACGCGGTGATTGTCACAAAAGCAGTAAGCGGCGCGGGCAAGATTGATCCGCTGATGGCCGCCTTTAACGCGGTGTATCTCATGAGCCTGAACCCGGCCGCTGCGCGTCGGGATTTGTCGGCGTTCCTGTCAAATCCGGTGATGTCCGTATGATCGGCCGCGCACTCAAAGGAGCCTGGGCCGGCATGCGCATGGCGCTCGCCGAGGGGCAAAGCGGCTGGGAGAATGTTGATCTCGATGCGCTGCGCGCGGGCGGCGGTTTTAAAAGTCACGCCGGGCAACCTGTCACAGCGACAACGGCGATGTCGATCTCTGCCGCCTGGTCCTGCGTTAAAAGCAACTCGCAGCTCGTCGGATCCTTGCCGCTGGCCTTGTATGAGAAAGACCGCAACGGCAAGCGGGTGAAGATCGAGGATCCTCTCGCCGAGATCCTGACGGTATCGCCTAACTCGGATCAAACGGCATTCGAGTTTTGGGAAAGTCAGGAAGCGCAAAAGCTTTTGCACGGCAACAGCTATGCCGAGAAACTTTTTATTGGCGATCGGCTGGTCGGTTTGCGGCCGCTGCTCGACACAACGCCGGTGCGCAACGCAGATGGCCGGTTTGACTATCGGTTCCGCGACCGGGGCAAGATGTACACGCTGCCGGCGAGCAAAGTGTTTCACATGCGCGGCTTTGGCGGCGGTGATGGCCTTGGCCTCTCGGCGATCAAGCATGGGGTGCAAAGCTTCGGATCCGCTTTGGCGGCGGATCAAACAGCCGGCACCATGTTTAAAAATGGCATGGTCGCAAGCGGCGTTTTGAAATCCGGTCAGGTGCTCGATGCAACGCAACGCGGACAGCTCGAGAAGATGCTCGATCGGTACACGTCGAGCGCCAAGGCCGGCAAGATTATGACGCTTGAGGCGGGACTCGAATACCAGCCTTTGCAGATCAATCCCGAGGATGCGCAGCTTTTGGAGACGCGCCGCTTTCAAGTCGAGGATGTCTGTCGTTGGTTCGGCACGCCGCCGGTGGTGATCGGTCACGCGGGCCAAGGTCAAACAATGTGGGGATCGGGCGTCGAAGCGATCATGCTGGCGTGGCTGACCTTGGGCATCAATCCGCAACTGCGCCGCAACGAAGCGCGGATCCAGAAAGATCTGATCCCGCCAGGCAAGCGCGGGCGCTGGTATGTCGAATGGAACCGCGAGGCGATGCTGCAAATGGACAGCAAAGCAAAGGGCGAGTTCCTAAGCAAAATGACGACTACCGGAATTATGAGCCGGGACGAGGGTCGCGACAAATTGAACCTGGCGCGCCGTGGTGGTGCTGCCGACGAATTGACGGCGCAAACAGCCCTCGCGCCGATCGACAAACTTTGAAGGATCCGCACCAATGAAAAAACGCAATTTGCCTTCCGCAAAAGTCTCTGCCCGGTCGGGCGTTTCGTCGGATATTTCGCCCAAAGCTTTGCAGCGCTGGTGCCCCGAGGTGCGCGCTGCGCTCGATGGGGATCAGCCGACAATCTCGGTGCTGGATCCGATCGGCGCGGATATGTGGGGCGATGGGGTTACGGCAAAGCGGATCGGCGCAGCTCTGCGCGCGATCGGCTCGGTGCCGGTGACGGTGAACGTCAACAGCCCCGGCGGCGACTATTTCGAGGGGCTCGCGATCTACAACTTGCTGCGCGAGCATCCCGAGCCGGTAACGGTCAACATTCTGGGGATCGCGGCCTCGGCCGCTTCGGTGATTGCCATGGCCGGCGACGAGGTGCGCATCGCGCGCGCCGGGTTCTTGATGATCCATAACACATGGATCGGCGCGGCCGGCGATCGGCACGGGCTACGCGAGGTTGCCGATTGGCTCGAGCCTTTCGACGCGACGGCCGTCGAGATCTACGCGGCGCGCACCGGCATCGCGACAGCGGATCTCGCAATGATGCTCGATCGCGAAACCTGGATTGGCGGGCAATCCGCGATCGACCAGGGCTTTGCCGACACATTGTTGCCGGCTGACATGCTCGACACCGCCGACGAGGCGGGCACCGCCTCGATGCGGGCCGAGCGCAAATTTGACCTGCTCGCAGCGCGCGCGGGTCTCACAAATTCTGCGCGGCGCGAGCTGCTGCAGGATCTCAAGACCGGCAAGCCAGGCGCTGCCGGAAACGACACGCCGGGCGCTGTCGATGTTGAGCAGGGGCTTTCGGAGCTGCTGCAATCGTTCAAATCCTTTGGAAAGGAAAACTCATGAAAAAGATGATGATGCCAGCCGTTTCGCTGGCCGCCCTGGCTGCAGCAACGGCCATGCCCTCGGCCGTTATCGGCACGCCCCGCATGGAAGCGGCCGGCGGTGTCGAGGCGCTGCTGAAACAGGTGCATCAAGAGCTGAACCGCGTCGGCGATGATGTGCGCCGGGCCGGTGAGGATGCGCTGAAACAGCAAGCCAAAACCGGCGAAGTGACGGCCGAGGCGAAAGAGACCGCCGATAAGGCGCTAAAGCAATACCACGAGCTGAACAACGCGGTTAGCAAGTTGACCGGGCAACTCGAGGCATTGGAGACGCGCAACACGGATCTCGAGCAACACTACGCCGGCCAAGGCCGGGGCGGTGCCGGCGTTGTGTCAGTCGGTCAAGAGATCGCGAATAGCGATGATCTGAAAAATTACATCGAGCGCGGTGCGCAAGGTGGTCTGACGCTGCGCCCGACCAACGCAATCACAACCGTTAGCGGGGCGACTGGTGGGTTGATCGTGCCTGATCAGGATCGCCAAGTCACAAGCATGCCTATGCAGCGCCTGGCCGTGCGCAGCCTGTTGTCGCAAGCGACAACCGAAAGCGATCTGGTCAAATACGCGCGCCAAACGGTTCGCACGTCTGGCGCAGCTCCAACGGCCGAGGGCGGCACCATGCCCGAGCTGGTGGTCGAATGGTCGGCAGAAGAAGCGGCCGTGCGCAAGATTGCCGCGACCGTGCATGCGTCTGATGAAGCGCTCGCAGATGCCGGTCAGTTGCAAGCGTTGATCGACCAAGAGCTGCGCTATGATCTGGATCTTGAAGAAGAAGCGCAGATTATTGCGGGGGATGGATTGAATCAAAACCTCCTTGGACTGACATCGGTTGCCGCCTCTTTTGTCGCGCCTGGTGGCCTGCCAAACGAAACGCGCATTGATCGCTTGCGTTTGGGTCTGCTGCAAATCGCGCTGTCCAACAATGCGGCCGATGGTGTGACGATCAACCCCGTCGATTGGGCTGCGATCGAGCTGCTGAAAGACACCCAGGGCCGCTATATCTTCGGCAACCCGAATGAGCTGGCAACACCGCGGCTTTGGGGGTTGGATGTTGTTCCAACGCTGTCGCATTCGGTCGGCGAGTGGATGGTCGGCGCGTTCCGCATGGCGGCGACGATCTACGATCGCCAAGAGAATGAGATCCTGATCTCGAGCGAACACGGCACCAATTTTGTCGAGGGCATGAAAACCATTCGCGGCACCAAGCGCCTTGCTTTGGCGCATAAGCGCCCCGGTGCTTTGGTTACCGGCGACTTTACGTTCGCGCCATAAGTAGAGCGCCTTAACGGCGAGCAAACCAGGCTGCGGCAATGCGTGCCGCAGCCGATCGCAATCTTACCTTTAGGGGGTTCCCATGCTTTTGAAATTGAAGCGCACACAAAAGACCATGATCGGCCGGCTGCTGATGGGTGAAACTTATCGTTTCGATAAGAACAATCCGAAACAGAAAGAGGTTGCGGCGAGCTTGCTCAAGCGCAGCATGGCCGAGGAAGTGGATGCCAAGCAGCACGCCGAGGATCTCGCCAAGGTCAAAAGCCTTGTGTCTCCGGATCAAGCCGCTGCTGACAAGGCCGCTGCTGACAAAGCCGCTGCTGACAAAGACGCCGCTGACAAGGCCGCCGCCGATAAGGCAGCCGCAAAGTGAGTCAGCTCACGATCGAAGATATCAAACGCCATTGCTCGGCGTTTGATTTTGACGACGACGACGCGCTGCTTGATGACTTGCATAAGCAGGCCGAGGAATTTGTGCAAAAGTATCTGCGCCGCGAGCTCGACATCGAGTTGCCGGGTGCGTGGCCCCTGGGCTGCACCGGCGCGGTCAAGATGCTGGTGGCGCATTGGTACGATCACCGCTCGGCCGTCTCGGAGGTTTCTAATTTCGAGGTTCCCTTTGGCGTGCGAGATCTGCTTGCCCCGTATCGGGATTTGAGCTGATGAAAGCGCCGCGCGCGGGCGAGCTGAAATGGGTTGCGCAGTTTCGACGCGCGAGCTTGGTCGATGATGGCTTTTCAGATATCGAGCAGTTTGCCGATCACGGCACGACCAAGCGGGTCAAAAAGCTTGAGGTCAGCGACGGCGAGCGCTGGCGTGCCGCGCAAGTGAGCGCGACGATCACCGCGCGGTTCCAGATCCGCAGCACGGCATTCTCGCGCGATCTTTCCCCGGCCGATCGCTTGATTGTCGAGGGCGTCGAGTATGGCATTAATGGGATCCGCGAAATGGACGCCGGCCGCCAGCGGTGGCTTGAGATCTCGGCGACGGCAGAGATCAAAGCCGCGTCATGAGCATGACGGTCAAGCTCTCCGGATTTGCGGAGCTCGAGAAGAAACTCGACCAGCTCACGAAAGCAGCCGGCAAGGGTGTCTTGCGCCGCGCGCTGAAAAAAGCCGCGATGCCGATCGCCGATGCCGCCAATGATTTCGCGCCGGTCGGGGCAACGGGTGGCTATGCGCAATCCTTCAGTTACTCTACCAAGCTCACAAAGCGGCAGCGCGGTTTGCATCGCAAGATGTTTCGCGACGACAAGGCCGCCGTCGAAGGGTTCGTCGGCACGTCAGATCCCGCCGGTGTCCAGCAAGAATTTGGCAATATCAATCACGGGCCGCAACCGGCCTTGCGCCCCGCATGGGATGGCGGCCGCGAGCAACTGCTCGAGGATCTCGGCCGCGAGCTCTGGACCGAATTCGAGAAATCAGCGGCTCGAGCTGCGCGCAAAGCGGCAAAAGGGTAACCGATGGAAGAACAGATTAGGGCGGTTTTGCGCGGCAATGTCGCTGTCGCAAGCCATGTTGCGCAGCGGGTCAACTTCGGGGCGCATCCCCAAGGTCAGCCTTTGCCGGCGATCGTGCTCAATACGGTCAGCGACTTGGAAGGCGTCACGCTCTCAGGGTCTAGCGGTCTGAGCGACGGCCGGATCCAGGTCGATTGCTATGCGGATCAATATGGTGCCGCCAAACTACTTTCCCGCGCCGTAAAGGCCGCCTTGCACGGATACAGCGGCGACGGGATTCAAGGTGTCTTTCATGCGGGATCGCGTGACAGCCGCGAGGGCGGAACGAATGAGGCCGATCGGCCCTATCGCGTTTCGCTCGATTTCACTCTCACTTACTCAACCTAGGAGGCTCTACACATGAGCAAACAAATTATCGCGTATGGGGCACTAGTTGAGCGCTCCATTGATAACGGCACAACTTGGGCCAAAATCCCAGAATGCAAGGGCATTGCAATCCCGATGGTCGAAACCGACTATCAGGATGTGACCAGCCTCGACAGCCCCGGCGGTTTCCGCGAATACCTCGAAGGCTTGAAAGATGCCGGCGTGCTTAGCCTTCCTTGCGGCTATACCTCGGCGGGGTATGCGCAACAGACTGCGGATAAAGCGCTTGGTGTGCCCGTGAAATATCGCACGACTTTGAAGCCCGCGGTCGATCAAAATACGGGTGACGTGTTTGAGTTCAGCGCGTTTCCGACGCCGCAGGTTGAAGGCGGTGATTTGGGCGCGCCCGTTGGCATGAACGTATCGCTGCGCACGACCGGCGATGTGTCCTGGGAAGCGGGGACACCAAAAGCATGACCTCTAAGCGCGGTACAGTAAGCTTTACAGCGGGGGGCGTGTCTTATCAGGCACGCCTTACCACAAACGCAATGATCCGGTTTCAAGATGCGACCGGGCAAAGCGTGATCGACGCCTTTGGGGCGATGGATGGCAAGAGCGCTGACATCAAAGGCATTCGGAATATTCTTTGGGCCAGCCTGGAAGGCGATCACACGCAAGAAAGCGTTGGCGATCTGATGGACGAAATCGGCTTTACCGAAGCCGGCCGGATCATCGGCGAGATCGGCCGTGCGGCTTTCCCGTCTGACGAGCCCGAGGATGGGGCGGCGGAGCAGGGAAACGGCAAAGCGGGCAAGAAAGCCCGCTAGATCAGGATCCGATCGACAGCCTGCTTTCGGATTGGCTGGCGCAGGGTCAAGATTATCTCTCGTTCTATGATCTAACACCGCGCGAGATTGTTTTGATCTTGCGCGGTGGTGTTGAAAAGGCGCGCGCCGAGAATGACATCGCGCGCCAACGCAACTATGAGCTCGCGACCCTGGTCGCGTATGCGTTTCATGATCCTGAAAAGATGCCGAAATTCGGCGGATCCGCGCAGGATGAAAAACAGGTTTCCGATGAAGTCGCGCACGCTCAAGTGCGCGGGTTCTTTATGGCCCTGGCGTCAAAATCTACCTGAAACCCCGTTTGCCAGATTGTTGCACTCATAAGCGGCAAGTTCATCCAGCCAGATGATCGGGGCGCGGTTCGGGCCATAGTTCGCAAGTGCGGGTTTAAAGCCCGTCATCCCGCCAAATCCGTTCTGCGCGTTCAAATTCACGCAATACGCGGTTTCGCCATTGGCGATTGCATAGGCTTTGACGCTTTGAAACTTCGCGCTGTCAGGGGCGCGGAGGTTCTCTTTTATGGCGGCGCGCACCTTGGCCGCCTCTGCAGCCGATACATTTCGCGGCGCTGCTGGCGTTGTTGCACAAGCGGCAACGGCCAAAACAGACATGGCGGCGGCGGTAATCTTAAAAAATTTCATTCGGCTTTCCTTTGGGGGTGATGCACATGGCACAATCAGTTATTGGCGCGCTGCGTGTCAACCTTGGGTTGGACAGTGCCAAGTTTAGCCGTGGATTGACGGAAGCCCAAAAAAGCATGCAGGCCGCGCGTAAGCAGTTTGCGGCCGTGGCTGGGGTTGCCGCTGCTATGGGGGCGGCGATCTCTGCGGCGGCGCTTGCCGGTGCGCGTGACATCGACCGTGCCGCGAAGTCTGCGCGCCGGCTCGATAGCACGGTCGGGGCCTTTCGCGCGCTCGAGCTGGCGGCCGGCGAGGCGGGGGTAAGCCTCTCTGGCCTGGCGAATGATGTCCAGACAATGAACCGCGAGCTTGCCAACGTGGGCAAGACAGGCAACGCCAAGCGCGCGCTCGATGCCCTGGGGCTGTCGGCCGGTGAGCTGCAGGGGCTCGATGCCGACGAAAAGCTCGCCACGATCGCGGATCAGGTGAAAAAGCTCGGCCTCGATGCGGGCCAAACGACCGCCGTATTGCGCGACTTGGGGATCCGCAATCGCGAAATGGCATTGCTTGTCCTGGGCGGGGGCGAGGCGATCCGCGCCGCGCGGGGGGATATCAAGGAATATGGCCTCGAGCTGAACAGCATTCAATCGGCCGGCATCGAGCGTGCAAATGATCAAATCGGGCGCTTGGGACTGATCACGCAATACGCGGGGCAACAGCTCGCGCTGACGCTGGTCCCTGCAATGGGGCAGCTCGCCGAGGCGCTGACAAACAGTTTGCGCGAGGGGGGCGCGCTGCGCGCTGTGATCGACGGGCTGATCGGGAACCTCGATCGGCTTGCGACCTATGTCGCGGTTGCGGTCGCGGGTTTCGGGGTGAAATACGTGGGCGCAATGGCAATGGCGGCGCTTTCGACGGCGAGCTTGTCCAAAGCGCTGATGTTTATGCGCGGTGCCTTGATCCGGACGGGGATCGGCGCGCTGGTGGTCGGTGCCGGCGAGCTGGTATATCAGTTTGCGCGCCTGGTGAAAGCCTCGGGCGGCTGGGGCAATGCGCTGTCGGCGCTCGGGGATCTCGCGGCCGGCGTTTGGCAAGGTATCCAGACAAGCGCGAGCGCGATCCCGCCGGCATTGGCGGCGGTTTGGAAAATGGTCGCGTCCAGCTTTTACGGCATGATGTCGGAGCTGCAAGAAAGCTGGTCGCGGTTCCTCGGCAACTTGGGTGCAAACCTTTCCGATGTTCCCGGCATGGGCAAGTTTGCCGATGCGATCCTCGAGACATCGGGCAAGGCTGCGGCCGGGATGTCCGAATTTGATGCAAAGGCGCAGGCTGCGGCAAACAGCGCGGCGGTATTAAAGGATGAGGCATCGGCGCTTGCGGCCGAGGGGTTCCAGCAAGCCAAAGACGCAGCGGCAAAGCTTGCCGCGATCGTATCCAACACGGCCGACGAAACGGACGGTGGGGCAGCGGCAACCGAGAACCTAAACGACGCGCTCGAGGATCTCGGCGGCTCGACGGGTTCCGGAGGATCCGCCGGCAAGGCAGCCAAGGCGCTTGATAAGGTCAAAACGGAGGCCGAGGCGTATCAGGATGCTTTGAAAGAGGCGGCCAACACTTCCGAGGATATCGGCACCGAAAAGGCGCGGATCCTGGTCGGCGGGATCGACAGCATTGCAAACGCCTTTGGTGATTTCATTGGCGGTGGCTTGAAGGGGTTCAAGGGCTTTACGAAGTCGATCCTCGACGGGTTCAAGGGCATGATCAGCCAAATGATCGCGCTGGCTGCGAAAAACCAGATCATGTTCAGCCTGGGCATCGCGCCCGCAGGGGTGGGCGGTGCCGCGGCTGCTGGCGTGCCAGGCATTGCCGGCATGCCAAGCGCGGGCGGGATCCTGGGCAGCCTTGGCAGCCTCGGGGGCGGTGCCGGTGGCGGCGGGCTGCTTGGTGGTATCACAAGCGGGCTCGGCGCTTTGACAAGTGGCCTCGGCGCAGGGTTCAACATGGCGCTCGGCGGGTTTGCATCCGGCGGCCTCGGCGGCCTTGGCAGCGTGATCTCGACGCAGCTCGGCGCGGCAACCGCGTCCGTTGGCGCTCTGGGGGCTGCAGTCGGTGCGATCGCTTTGCCGGTGGCGGCTGTCGCTGCCGTGTTCAGTTTCTTTAAGAAGAAAACAAAGGAGCTTGACGCGGGCTTGCGCGTGACGATCGACGGGCTCGATGGGCTGGTCGAGACGTTCAAGGTGATCGAAACCAAACGGTTTTGGGGGCTGAGCAAAAAGGTTCGCACGTCCTACCAGGCGGCCGCTGATGAAACCGCCAAGCCGCTGCTGTCGGCGATCGACAGCATTGCGCAAAGTGTGATCGGCCTCGGCGATGTCTTTGGCTTTGCCAGCGCCAACATCGACAAGGCAAGTTTTCAGTTCAAGATCTCGACCAAGGGCAAGAGCGACGAGGAAATCCAAGAGGCAATTGCCGAGGAATTGGATCGGCTCGGCGATGTCTTTGCGGATTCGATAGTCGGCACGTTCGATGAAGTCGTGACCAAAGTCACCGGCAACGGCAATTTGACCGGCCTCGCGGCGCTGTTTTCGAAATCCGGCGGGGTGGTGACGGAAACGATCAGCCACGTGAACGAGGAATTCGAGGCGCTCAAGAAAGAGGGCGAGGGATCTTTCGAGGCGCTGAGCCGGCTTGTCAGCTCTTTGACATCGGTCAATGCGGTGATGGATACCCTGGGGGGCACGCTTTACGAGGTAAGCCTCGCCGGCGCGGATATGGCGAGCGGCCTTGTCGATATGTTTGGCGGGCTTGATGCGATCCAATCGGCAACCTCGGCCTATTATCAGGCTTTCTACACCGAGCAAGAGCGCCTCGATACGCTGACGCGCCAGCTTACCGGCACGCTGTCGGATCTCGGCCAGACAATGCCCGAGACGCGCGCGCAGTTCCGCGCGCTGGTCGAGGCGCAAGATCTCACGACCGAGGCCGGCCGTGCAATGTTTGCGGCGCTGGTCAGCCTTGCCGGTCAGTTCGACAGCATCTTGCCGGCTCTGGATAGCTTGTCGAATAAGCTCGGCGATCTGGTCGCTGATGCGATCGACAGCGCGCTTGCGCCGATCGACGCGCAGATCGAGGCATCGAGCGCGGCCGCAAACCAGGCGCGCCAATCCGCAACCGAATTTTATCGCCTGGCGGAAAGCCTGCGATCGACAGCAAGCAGCATCGGCGGGGTGCAATCTGCATCGGATCTGGCCGGCGCAAGCCAGCGGTTCGCATCTCTGTTTGCGCAGGCGATCGGCGGGGATCTCGATGCCCTGGGGGATCTCGGCGGCGCGGGGTCTGCCCTGGCGTCCGACAGCGCGGGCTTTGCCAAGACGGCAACCGAGCTGCGCCGGATCGAGGCGGGGATCTCGAGCCAGCTCGGCCAGGCTGCGGCCGTGTCCGAGGCGCTCGGCCTTGGCGCTGATTATCAAGCGATGCTGTTTGACGTTCAAACGGCGGCGCTGCAGGAAACCCGCGCGCTGTTGACGCAAGGCGATATCACGCAAGAGATCATGCTCGAGCAGGCGGCCTTGCTTGAAAACATCGGCCGCCAAATCGTCAACAGCACCGATTTGCAAGTTGCCGTCAATCGAGACGCCTCGGGCAAAGCTCTGGCCGCGCTGGTCGATAACGCCGGCGCTATCGTCGGATCTTTGTCGGCCGAGGGCGCGAAAGGTATCGCCGCGCTGCAGGGCCAAACTGCAAACGTCAACGCGGCAACGGCGGCCGCAGCTCTGGGGCTATCCTCGAGCATCGTCTCGAGCTTGGACGGCAACAGCGACGGGATCATTTCGGCGCAAGAAATGCAGGCCGCCTCGATCGTCAGCGCTTATCAAAGCACGGTGATTTCGCTCGCATCCGCGATCGACCGCAACGGGGCAATGACAACCGCGCAGATCCGCGCCTCTCTGGCCGGCAAAGCATCTGATGCCGCGATCTCGGCCGTGATCTCTGCGGTCGATCGCAACAAGGACGGGGTAGTTTCTGCCGAGGAAATCGCGGCCGCGCGCATGCTGTCGGGGATCAATCAAGGCACGCTCGAGCAAGTGCGCGCCATGGCGGGGCAAAACGGTGTTTTTGCCAACGCGATCACCGGGCAAACGGCGAGCGTCACGGGGAGCCAAAGCCTTACCAACGCCGAGCTCGGCAAAGTGCAAGATCTGCAGGGCGAGACGGTAAGCATCACCGAGCTTGTCGAGCGTGCCGTTGCCGGCAATGAAAACCTGACATCGGCCTTGCTGAACCGGATGGCGTCGGGGATCTCTGTCGCGGGTGTGCCGTCGATGGTGTCGGGGCTAAACTCGATCGGATCCTTGATCGGTCGGATCGTCGCGGTGCAAGAGGCATCGCTCGCGGCGGCCGAGGCCGAGGCCGCGCGTCAAGAGGCGCTGACCAATGCGCAGCGCGAGCTCGAGGCGACGGCGCTCGCGCAAGGATCTGCGATCGAGCAGGTTTCGGCCGCATCGACCGAGATCTTTTCGCTTGCCTCGCGTTTTGGGGTTTACCTCAATGCTCAATCAGGGCCGGTGCAGTTGTCACAAACTGCAAAGTTTGGCGTCAATGATCAGGGGCTTTTCGATGCCCAATATAATCAGATCAGCTTTTCGGGCAGCTCGAGCAAGGCGCGCAACTTCAAAAACGAGTTCTACGGTGAGGGCGGGCTCTATGGTCAAACCTATGGCCGTGCCGCTGAGCTCAAGGCGTTGGCCGAACAGCTACAGGCGCAGCGCCAAGCGGTGATTGATCTCGGCGGGATCCCGCAATTTGCGCGCGGCGGCCGGCACTTTGGCGGGCTGCGGATCGTCGGCGAAAACGGCCCCGAGCTCGAATACACCGGCGCAAGCCAGATCTACAACGCGCGGCAAACGCGGGACTTGCTGGCCGGCGCTGGTGGCGATCCGGCGCATGCCGAGGATCTGCGCCGGCTGCTGCTCGAGGTGGTCAAAAACACAAAGCGCAGCAGTGACATTGCACGCAAGCATGATGTCGATGGCATGCCGCCGGTAAGGGTTTAATCTATGAAGATCATCACGCCGATCGAGATCTCGGAAAGCAATTTGTTTTCGAGCAATATCCCCGAGAATGATGCGCCGCTTTGGGATCTCGAGACGGAATACGCCGATGGCGCGCAGGTGATTTTTGCGCATGTGGTCTATGAAAGCCTAGAGGCCGGCAATCTCGGCAATCAACCCGATCAGGATAGCGCGCGCTGGCTACGCCTGGGGGCGACCAACAGATATAAGGCGTTCGACAAGCGGATCAGCGATCGCGCTGCGATGGCGGATCAGGTCACCTATACGATCGCGCACGGCGGCGCTTTTGTGAGCGGGGTCGCTGTCTTTGGCATCGCCGGGGGCACGCTCGAGATCGAGGTGACGGATCCGATCGACGGGGTGGTTTTCTCGAAAACCTACAGCCTGTTTGACGACACCGGCGTTGTCGATTGGTACACCTATTTTTTCTCGCCGGTGGGGGTGCAGCGGCAAGAGGTGATCGAGATCGAGATCCCGCCCTATTTGAATGCCTCGACGCGGATCACGGTCACCAACACTGGCGGGATTGCCGAAGTGGGGCAGATCGCAATCGGGCGTGTGCTGGATCTCGGCGTGACGGCCTACGGCACCAATATTTCGATCGAGGATTACAGCCGCAAGGAACGCGATGCCTTTGGCAATGCGATCATTGTCGAGCGCGCCTTTGCGCAGCTCATCGACTACTCGCTCAAAGTTACGACACAAGCCGCGCGCCGGCTGCAAAGCACCTTGGCCGAATATCGCACGATCCCTGTCGTGTGGATCGGCTCGACGACCGAGGAGCTCGGGACGCTTGTTTATGGATATTATCGCCGGTTCGACATCGTGCTCGCAGGGCCGACCGTTTCGGATGCCTCAATCGAAGTAGAAGGACTAATTTAAATGGCTACTGCTCCAAAGATCAGCAATTTGCCGGCCGCGCCAAACCGCCAACAGCCGGCAAGCTTCACTCCCAAGAGTGACGCGCTTTTGTCGGCGTTGCCGGGGTTTGTCAGTGAGACAAACGCAGTAGCCGACTATGTGGAAGCTGCCGCCGGGCAGGTGGCGATCGACAAGGCGGCCGTCGATGCGAATGTGCCTTTGTTGAACGACGCAAAGGCGGCCGCGCCGCTCGCGCTTCAATATCGGGATACGGCCAAGGGCTACAAGGATTCTGCCGCCGCATCGGAGGCGCAGACTTTGCAGCACCTTCAGGACATGCAAAGCGCGGTGGTCTATCAGGATCTGGCGTCCGTCGCGGCGACCAAAGGTATCACCATGACAGCGGGGTTTATAGACACCTCTCCAAACCCACCGATTTCGGTGCAAATGGCGGGTAGTCTCTGGCGTGAGCCACTGAACACCGCAACACGGGGTAGCCGTCGAGAATTGCCCACAAAGAAAGTCTGGATCATCGAGGCGCGGAAGATCGCCCTTTATGATGGTGACGATCCTGCGCTCCCTTTGTGGCGTGACTTCACTGCGGGTCGCCCCGCTTACAGCGTGACGAAGTTCGATATGGTTAGGGCCGAGAACGGCGTCATGATTACGTCTGGCGTTGCTGGCTATAAGGGCTATTTGAAAATTGATTTCAACAGCGACCTTTGGGAATACCACGGCGATGGCGCGGGCGGTAACGGTAAGGGCACCTGGAGCGGCCCTATCAATAACCCTGCGCTGCAACTTTCTGGATCGGCTGGGGTGTCTGACACGGGCGTTTATGGGACGGTGTTCAGAGCTGGCTACAACCTCGTAAGCAATTACATCTTGTGTATGGACAGCAGGGTTTACGATTGGGCACCCAAACACCCCATTAGCGGCTTACCCGTGCCTACTTTTGCCCTTGGCACAGAAGAAGGCATTACTATTTTGAATGGCCCGGCGGGCGCGGGTACTTACGTTGACATCGTGCATTCATCAAGTACCGACGTGACTAGTATTTCTCTAAACGCAGACGGTTCGCTATTCTACGTCACTGACAACGGGGTGGCGGGGCGTTACGTTCACGGAAGGACTTCGCTGCCCCTTGTGGACGAGTTGCGAGGCGCGGGCGGCAATGTTTCGGGTTCCGAATTCTTCTTTCACAGTATTGAATCTGTGGACTACGCGGGGCAGTCCGGTAAGTTGCTGGGCGGCTCTGCAAACTTTATTGCGGACGGTGTGGTCGGCGGGTCGAGTGGGTTGACCTTCCTGCGACCAAACCAAGCTAATCCAGATGAAACCCTGCGGGCCTTCGTTGGCACAGACTTCAACACGGGCTGGATGGCGAAGGGGTGCGAGGGTGTTTGGTTTTGCAACACGGACACCCCAACCTTATCCGAGGGGCAATTAGTGCCTAACGGGGATTTCGCAACAAACGACCTGTCTAATTGGGTCGCAGAGAACGCGTTGGTTTCTGGTGCAATCGTTAATGGTGTCTTGGAGGTTACAAACACGGGGGCTGGAGGGGCAGCTCGATTTTACATCGAAATACCCGTTATCGAGGGGGTGACTTATCGTTTCGGTATCGACTTTGTAAGCAAGGAGGGGACGGGCAGGGCGTACTTCGGATCTGCATTGGGTGGCTCGACATACGGTTCGGTCAGTACCGTAGGCTCACATTCAAATGTTTTCCGAGCAGGTAGCGACAAGCTTTTCGTTAGTCTGGGAGACGCTGCGGGGGGCGCAGCGGTAAATAAATTCGACAATATTTATGTCGAAGCCGTGGACCTAGACCGTTCGGGCAAAGGCAATCACGCGCCTGTCTCCGGCGTTCTGACGAGAACCCCGATGGGTAATTCTGACGCCGTGGGGTACGCGGGGGCCGGAAACGTGGAAATCCCTACCGAGCTAACCCAGGTTGGCACGGGGGACTTCTGCATCACAGGGGTTGTTCAATTGAACGCCAATGCTAATCAGTTGCTATTTGGGCAGAGCCAGCGCAACCCGAACATACCCAACGGAAACTGGACTTACGCTTCGGGGCTGTATTTAACGCTCAACTACACGGGCAATAACAACCATGCAATGAACGTGTATCTTTCGCAAGCTGATGCTCAAGGGAACCGAATTGCTTACAACTCCGCTGGCACTGGCTCTGTATATAAAAGCGGTCAATTGCTGGCCGTATCAGTGACACGTCGAGGTGATTTGGTTCAGATCATGGTCAACGGGGAGGTCGTGGTCACTGCCTCCGGTTTCGGGGCAATCGACGTTCAACCCACACTGCCAGCTTTCATTCGTGAGCCATTTAACGCCAACTCTGCGCAACCGATGCGTGACATTCGGTGGCACAAGGGACACGCACCGTCCAATGACGAACTGCGCGAGATTGCCCGTGCAGATCTAGCAAAGCAGAACGGCCCGACCACTATGCGCGGCGTTGTCAAGAAAGCCTACAACGTCACCAAGGACCGCGTGACGGGTCTGGTCCACGTTGGGAACAACGGTGGCCGCAGCACATTCGCTTATCCTCTGCTTGTGGACGAAAGCAGCGATGCCGCACTGAACGCTATCGCCGCGCACGACGGCATGATTTTGGAGAATTAAAATGGTTAAGATAGCACAGCCGGCAATCAACCTGCGCGGCGAGCTGGCAGCCGATCCTAAGCCACTATCCGGTATCATGGCGGCGCGTAAACAGATCCCGGCGGATGGGGTTCAAGTCGCGTTCAAGGTGCCGGTTGGATACAAAGCCTATGCAGTCGATTCCGCCGGCCTGATCCGCGTCGAGGGCGAGCTCGAAGAATATGCCCAAAAATTCGACGGGTTTCAGTGGGTGGTGATATTCGCGCAAGCGCCGGCCAATGGTGCGATCGTTGGCATCTGGCCAGTGGGGGTTTGATCATGGGTATTCTCGAGGATCTCAAGCTCGACAAAGGACAACTGCCCATGAATGCCGGGCAGTTTCAACGCCGGGTGCTGGCCTATAACGAAAACATCTGGCCGCAGGCTTTGCGCGAGCAATACACCGATGCTTTCGAGCTCTGGAAAGATGAAATGCGCCCCGTCTTGGCCGAGGCCGAGGCGAACTATGCTTTCAATCACAAGCTCGCGGCCTACAAGATAGCACGTGCGCGCCTGGCGCAGTATCGCCTCGCCGATGGCCGTCCTGAAATCACCGACATGATCGAAACGGGCAAGATAAAACCCGATGGCTCGCCCTATCTCGAAAGTGTCGTGGTGCAGCCGGCGATCGAGCCGTTGCCGGCAACGATCGAGGCAATCAATGAAGCGGGGCAAACTGTTGTTTCGCCCAATCCTGCGATCGTGCAAGACGACGCCGAGCGCGCCGAGGCGCAAGCCGTGATCGACGCCACGCCGGCGGATGTCGTAGAATTTTTCGAGGGCTTGTAATGAGCGCTTATACCGCTGCCTCGGATTGGTACGCCCATGACACGGGGATCCTTCATCGCGTCACCAAGCCGCTTGCCTGGTGGGTTGGCAGCCCGATCACCGGCGCGCTCTACGTGGTGCCGGTCGGGGCTCAATTCGATGTCTCGGTGCCTCGGGGGCTGCGGTGGATCTGTAACCCCTTAGATCCGCGGTACTTCAAAGCGGCCGCGTTGCATGATCACTTTCTTTCGATCGGCTGGGATCGGTTCACGGCCGGCGCGCAGTTTCACCAGGCGTTGAAAGCTGACGGCGTTCCAAAGCTGCGGCGGGCGCTTATGGCCCTGGCCGTGCTGTTTTTCAAATATCAATAAAGGCGGCGCTTTCGGGCGGTCGAATGGTGAGCAGTGAGCGAGCAAAAGCCCGCATCAAGCCTTGATGCGTATCGTATTAGTCAGCTCGAGCATTCCGTCTCGAGCTTACGCCAAGCCAACACAAGACTTGCGGCCGAGTGGCGCGAAGAAAGCCGCGCGCTGCACCAGGAAATCACCGATATGAAATCTGCCGAGGCCGCGAAAGAGCGGCAACTGCTTTTGGTGGGCATCACGACTTTGGGCGGCATCGTGACGACGCTTTTCGGGGTTCTTTGGGCTTACAGATCGGTGATCTTTAAATGAAAAAATTGTTCTACTTGCTCGCCCTGGTCTGCCTGATCCTGTCGGGCGTCTTGGGATTTATGGCGGTCAAATACGAGCGCCTCGATCGCACGCAACCGATCTCGAATTTTAAGCGGGTCGAGACGCTCAACAGCCCGGTAAAGGCTGGCGAGCCGCTGCGGCTGCGCGTGTGGCGCGACAAAGAGCGCGACGATTGCCCGGTGCAATCCGAGCGCACGGGGATCAATCAAGATGGCGTTGTGTTTGATATGCCGGATGCCGAATGGGGGGGCGGTCCAGCGCATACCGATTACCTCGATCTCAACTATCCGACGCTGCCCTATATGCCGGCCGGCGAGTACGAGCTGCGCGTCGAGCTGACATACACATGCCCTGGCGGGCTCGAGTTCAACTATACGCAGCCCTCGGCGCTGTTCCGGATCGCCAGCTAGTCACTTTCGATTTTTAAACCTCAATGGATCGCCTCGGCGGTCTTTTTTGCATTGGAGAACGCAAATGAAATTCGTGCCGGATGTCTGGGGGGTGCTCGGGCGCTCCTACTCTATGTGGTCGATCTACCTTGGCCTTGTCTGTTTGATCCTGCCCAATGCGCTTTGGGGGCTCTGGCAGATCGAGGCGGATCCGTACCCGATCGGGTGGGCGGCGCTGGTGTTTTTGATCGCTGGCCTGTTCGGCCGGATCATCGACCAAAAGCGCAGCGGGGCGATCGCGCGGCTTGTGTTCCTGGGGGCGTTTGGCTTTGGCGCGCTGATGCTGGGGCTATCCTTGGGCGGGGCCGTTGCCGAGGATCTCTATCTCCCAGAGCAGAAATCGACGGCGATCGAGCCTGACGAACAAGCGCAAGCGGGCCAGGGCGGGCTGATCTGGGGGCAGGCGTCGATCGTGCCGGTGATGGCCGAGCGGCTGGATCCGGAGCCCGTGGCGTCGGGTCTGGCATCGGCGTCGGACTTTCTCGAGGTGGCTGTGCCCTATGTTGGCAAATGGGAAGGGCTGCGGCTGGCCGCATACCGCGATATCGTCGGGGTCTGGACGGTCTGTTATGGCGAGACAAAGGGGGTCAAGCCGGGCGATCGCTATACCAAGGCGCAATGCGACGCCATGCTTGCGCGCGAGCTGATCAGCTACCGCACGCGGTTGCACCGCTATTTCACGCGCGAGACGCTGGCCGGCCGGCTGCCGGTGCATCGAGATACGGCTTACACAAGCCTTGCCTACAATGTCGGCGTCGGGGGTGCTGGCGGGTCAACGGCGGTGCGCCGGTTGAATGGCGGGGATATCGCAGGCGGATGCAAGGCGATCACCTGGTGGGATAAGGCCGGCAATCGGGTGGTGCGCGGGCTTACTTTGCGCCGGGGCGAGGATTACGCGCTTTGCATGTTCGGGGTGGTCGCATGATGGGCGGGCTTAGCGCGATCGAGATCCTGATTTTCGGGCTGTTTGTCCTGGCGCAGCTCGCCGATGTGTACACGACGCAGCGCGCCCTGAAGCTTAAAGGCGCTGTCGAGGGCAACGGCTTTATCGCGGTGTTGATGGATAAGTTCGGCCGGGGGTGGATCCTGGTCAAGCTCGGGATCAGTTGCGGGGCCGCCTATGTGATTTGGTCGGAGGGCAGTTTATGGCTTTTGCTGCTGCTCGCGGCCGGCGTGTTCGCGGTGGCCGCGTCAAACTACCGGATCATAAAAAAGCTCGAGGGGCGGCGCTGACATGCTCGGCGGGGGCATGGTAGCCCGCTGGGGGCTGGTGGCGCTCCTGGGCGCGCTTTTGGTGCTCGGGGGCTATGCTTGGATCCTCGATCGCCGCAACGGCGCGCTCGAGCTGCAGGCCGCGAGCGATGCGCGCTCGATCACCGCTTTGGAAGCCTCGCGGGCGCAGGCGCGTCTTGCGGCCGATGTTGCCGCTGCGCGTGCCAAGGGGGCGGCCCTGATGCGCGACCAGGCGACGGCCGGCATCGAGCGGATCCGAAACTTGCAATTGGAGGGATGCGCCGATGCGCCGATTGATCCTGATCTTTCCCGTGCTCTTGATGGGCTGCTTTGGGAAAACTGA